GACCTGCCTTTGGTAGATTGGGGGGTTGATTTGCCGGAAGATTGGTTAAAACAAAGCGAACCGCCAGAAGAAAAACCGGAAAGTGTAGTCCCCGAAAAAGACCCGAATATTTTAGTACGAGTTTCTTTTCATCCCGGTATCTGGCTTGGAAAACGCGAAGAAATAATTACAATATTAGAAAAGTTAAAAAAGACATATGGTTGTGACGTGAAGGTTGAAGAATGAAAATTGGTTATCTGACATTTGGGCGCGATGATTTTAGCTATGGGATGGCACTATGTTTATCACGCCTCAAAGATGTTGAGCTATACAGAGTAACGCCGAAGACTGCCAAGTATGTGGACGTTCTCTTGTTTTCCTGTTTTTGGTGGGAGCATATTTATTTACTCGCGGATTTTTTAAGAAAAGCGGGAATAAAAAAGAGCGATCCAACGCGGCCACGCATCATAGTCGGAGGCTTCAACACCTTCAACCCGGTTCCGTTCCTACCTTTTGCCGATGCTGTTGTTTGTGGTGATGGTGAATCTATTATAAATCAGGTTGTCAATGGTGATTATTCAGCCGATAGCGTTTTGACTGAAGAAAAAAAATCAGTGTCATGGTGCAATGTTAGTCCACTCATTGGTTTTTGTCACGACACGAACAACATCGGTAGGCTTGAAATAGCGCGGGGATGTAAGGCAAAGTGCCGTTTCTGTGCTGTGTCTGCTTTAAAGCCATATAGGGAAGTTCCGCTTGATGAAGTTGAGAAGGCTTTAAAGACGACAAAGGCAAAACGAATTGCAATGTTTTCACCAGAGCCTACCTTTCACACTTCAAACAATGAACTTCAGGAACTTTGCCGTAAGTACGGGAAGACGCGGCTCGATACCGACGTGCGCCTTGATCGGATAGGACACAGGCACATGGATGGCGGAGTTTTGCGGTCGGGGATAGAGGGGCTTTCTGAGCGGCTTAGAAAATCGGTGGGTAAGCCATATAAAAACGATTTCATTGTTGAATCTGTACGAAAGGCCATTGAACAGGGGCGACATGGAATGTTTTTTTATCTTATTATGGATCTGCCTGGAGAAACAGACGCTGACTTTGATGAATTTTTGACCATGTTACACCGGATTGAGGAAATCCCGGGATGTGAAGAGCTTGTATTAGTGCCTTCTCCGTCCGTTTTTATGCCGTCACCTCATACGGCAATGGAATATGACATGATCCATTATGATCGTGACTATGGCTCAAAATGGTATAATCTTTTTCGTGGACATGGAATGGTTGGCGGTGTCAATAAGCCGTGGAAATTCCAGATGGCGGAGCGTGCGCGAATCTTCGGACCTACAGCGCGTGTGCTGTCGATGGTATCAACGAGGTCGGGTTCTGAATTTATTGAGATAGAAAAAGAATTAAAAAAGAAAAAGTTGATTTCAATAAGTGCCGATGGTCGGGTGTCTTGCAAGGATTTAAAGGGATTGGTGGATTCTTTACGGCCGTTCGGCGGAGTAGAAAAGTATTGTGGTATCTACACCGCCGAAACTGCACCGTGGAAGGTGCTGTCTATTTCAAGTCAAAAAAACGCGCCCTCAGTGGCGCAGGGAGTGAATCTTTGAAGGTTTTTAACCACGCACGTCTTGGTAAATCATTTTTGTATTCAGGTATTAACTTTAAGACCTGTTTATTTGAGCAATCCAGATGCTCCTCTACCCATTTTGCGGCTTCCTTTGCTGTCATGATTTTCTCCTTTCATCAATTTTGTTTATTTCCCCGCCACGTTTCAAAAACTCTTCAATGGTTTCAGCTTTTTGATGGTTTTGAAAAAGGCGGCTTTCGCATCTTTGGAACAAACGGTCGGTTATGGCTTCGGCCCTATCCGCCCGTGCTTTGCTAACAAGGCGATTTCTCATAGATTTCTCCTTTCGTTCTTTGAAAATTGAATAATGCTTGACTAAAGGCGGGGTTGGAGGCCCCGCCCGATGGGGTTAATCCTCGTCCGGGACATCACGCATATCGCCGTTATCAACATTATAGATGTGCGCCTCGGTCGTTTCAGTTTCCGGGATTTCCTCCCAAATCTGCGCCCAGCGGTCGCCGCCGCAACGTTCCTTTGTGGCGATCCTCTTAATGCCCATAAGTGTGGCGGTGTGCTTTTTCCATGTTCCGTTTTCGCCCTCTCCCGATAAAATCCAGTAGGTTTTTTTCTCGGTCGGCCTACCCCCTCGTTTCCCATTCTCGCGGGAGGAGGCGGCTTTTTTCGGGGTGGAGATAGAGCCTAGCAATGCCGCAGCATTTTTTATTTTTTCGTCCATATTCTGTTTCATAATTTTCCCTCCTATGTTTGTTTTGTTGATTACAATATATATCCTATCGTTAGGTTTGTCAAGCATTATTTTAAAGATTTTCAAGAAAATGTAAATATATAATGATATTAATGCGTTAAATGTGATAATAATTGAGAAAATTAACAAAAAACAGGTAAAAATCAGGAGGGAGAATGCCTAAACCCACCCAGCGAGTAAAGAACGTCATCGCCTTTATCGAAAAACTGATAGTGCCCTCCGGTAAAGGGGCGGGCAAAACGTTCAAGCTGAGGCCGTTTCAAAAGAAATTCATCAATGACATTTACGGCCCCACGAAAGAGGGGAGGCGGATAGTCCGCCGGGCGATATTGTCCGTTGCCAGAAAAAACGGAAAGAGTGTAGAGATAGCCTGCCTTGCATTGACCCACCTTGTCGGACCTGAAGCCGTCAGAAACGGGGAAATCTACTCAGCGGCAAACGACAGGGAGCAGGCTTCTCTTATCTTCAAGTATGCCGCTCAGATAGTGAGATCAGACCCGGAACTTGAATCTTATATCAAGATCGTTGACAGCACAAAGACGATGGTCTGCTTCTCAAACGGCTCAATTTACCGGGCTGTAAGTTCAGAGGCCGGGACTAAGTATGGACTCAATCCCACGATTGCCATTTATGACGAGCTGGCGCAGGCGAAGAACCGGGAACTATATGACGCGCTTGACACTTCGATGGGTGCCAGGATGGGGGAAGGGGAAGAACCCCTCTTTATCGTCATCAGCACCCAGGCCAAGGACCCACAGCACATACTCTCGCAGCTCATTGATGACGGTCTACGGGGGAATGATCCCACTACCGTATGCCATCTGTACGAAATCCCGGAAAAACTTGACGTATTCGACCAGAAGAACTGGAAATTGGCTAATCCTGCACTCGGAGACTTCCGATCCCGTTCAGAGATGAAGACAGCCGCTAAACGTGCGCAACGCATGCCGACATTCGAGGCTGCATTTCGTAATCTGTATTGTAACCAGCGCGTGCAAGCGCAATCACCCCTCATTCCCCGCGCAGAATGGGAAGGGTGCCATGGCGACGCGACAATTGAACCCGGATCGGATGTTTATATGGGGCTTGACCTTTCCGGTAAAACAGACTTGACGGCTCTCGTCGCCGTGTCCGATGGCGACAACGACCTGGTGCGCCCGTGGTTCTGGAAGCCGAAGGAGACCTTGCTTGAGCATGAAAAGCGGGACCGGGTGCCATACAGCGTGTGGGAAAAGCAGGGAGTGATCGAGACGACACCGGGCAGGGCGATTCAATACGACTGGGTGGCGGAGCGAATCGGGAAGATAGCAGCAGAGTACAACATACTCGGCATTGCCTTTGACCGATGGAGAATCGACGACCTCCTGAACGCCATGGGTAAGATCGGGCTGGAGGCTTACGTTGACGGCAAAGACGAGGCGCGGGCGGGGGCGATCAGGATGGTTCCCTGGGGTCAGGGATATGCTTCCATGACACAGGCTGTTGAGGCGATGGAGGTGTCTATTCTGGAACGGAAGTTAATACATGACGGCAATCCCTGTTTGACGTGGAACGTCAGCAATGCAATGGCTTTGAGCGACGCTGCCGGAAACCGGAAACTGGACAAATCAGCGTCACGGTTCAGGATCGACGGGGCAGTCGCTCTTTCAATGGCGATTGGGCTGAAGAGCCGGGATCGGAAGGAGCAGCCGGAGCCGTCGGCCTATGAAGGATTAAGTAAGGATGAGATTTTGAAAACAATGCGGTTCTAGGAGGGATCATGACCGACCTGCCAGACAAAAACTTCCTTACTCCAGCCGAAGTGGCAAAGTATTTCAGAGTTACTCGAAAGACCGTCTATGAATGGATTAAAATGGAAGACTTAACAGCCTTCAAGATAAGAAGAACCATCAGAATCACCCGCGAATCAATTCTCAAACACAAAAAAGTGTAACGTTATCTAACGTAAGCTAACATTCCACGCCTTTTATTTCTTGCGTATCGTAAACCTCCCTTTTAGAATATCAACATGAGAACAATATCCAAGATTAAGGACTATCTTGATATCAGAGATATCCTCGTTTTCGGCGGGCTGGGGGTACTGTGCTATGGCCTCTATCTCAAATGGGGCCAATGGCTTGCCTTCATAGTATGCGGGGCGGTGCTTATGGCTATCGGTTATCTGACGGGGGATAAATGATGGGTATCGTCGCAAGGATGTCACGACCGAAGGCCATGAACTCGCACGAGCTGCAAAGGATGATTCTGTCTGTTTTCGGCGGCGGGTCTACTGCTTCCGGGGTCTCGGTCTCAAATGACACGGCAATGCGACAGGCCACCGTATATTCCTGTGTTAACGCTCTTTCAAAACATATTGGGACTTTGCCCTGTAATTACATGATGGTGGACGGGCGAAATCGGGTCAAAGCGACTGACGAGGACTTGTATTATCTCCTTCACGATCAGCCGAATGAATGGATGACGGCCCCAGAGTTCTGGGGAATGTGCGTAAACCACCTTTCGTTACGAGGCAATTTCTTTGCGCTGAAAAACCGTGGGCTTTCATTGACCGGGCCGGTTCGGGAACTGATACCTCTTGCTCCAGGAACTGTTCAGGATGTCAAGCAGAATGAAGATTATAGTCTCACTTATACCCTTAGATATCCAGACGGAGCTATAAAGGACGTCCCGCAATCTCAGATCATGCATGTCCGGGGGATGGTGCTCAATGGCTATTTGGGCGTCAATCCAATCCAGTATATCCGGGAATCAATAGCTTTAGGTCTGGCCTCTGAAGAGTTCGGCGCACGATATTTCGGGAGCGGGACACATCCGGGAATAATCGTAGAGCATCCTGGGAAACTATCTTTAGAAGGAAAGCGGAACCTTGAAGATTCCCTCACTGAAGTGTACTCCGGACTTGGAGAGTCGCACCGCTTAATGCTCCTACAGGAGGGTATGAAGTATCAGAGGGTAGTCATCGACCCCAAAGACTCTCAGTTTATCGAGCTTCGCAAATATCAGAAATCAGAAATTGTTGACATTTTCTTCAGCATGCCGCTGACAATCCTGTCCTCGGAGGATAAGACTCCCACATTTGCCAGTGCGGAGCAGTTCGGAATCAACTATGTAGTCTATTCCTTGATGCCAATTATAGTATCGATTGAGAAGGCGATCCTTAGGGACCTGGTGCCGGATGACAAGAAAAGAACTCATTACGCTAAGTTCAACGCCCGTGGATTACAGAGAGGTTCTTTCGCCGAGCAGATGCAAAGCTTTGCGATAGGTATTGACAAAGAGATTTTCTCTCCAAACGAAGTCAGACTGATGTTAGACGAAAATCCATACCCTGGGGGGGACGAATATCGCACCAGAACGAGTTCAATGAAGGATGACGCAAAGCCTGAACCTGAAGAGGACAGCAAAGAATGAAACGTTGCACGAAATATAGGAGGCAACAATGAAACTAGCGTACAGGAGTGAAAAAAACGCGGAAGCAGTCGCCAGATACTGGGGCAAGTCGCTGGAAAAGCCGGATTGGTATAAGATCGAGGCGAAAGATGATGACAATAATGCAGAAATCATAATTTATGATGTCGTTGGATGGCCGTACATTGACGCCTTTGATTTAATCCGTAATCTCGGAACCATCAAGGCAAAAAATATCAGTGTCCGCATCAATTCCCCTGGCGGGGATGTTTTTGACGGCGTGGCAATTTTTAACGCCCTCAAAGAGCATCCGGCGCATGTCACTACGAAAATTGAAGGACTGGCCGCATCTATAGCCTCTATTATTGCCCTTGCCGGCGACGAAGTGCAGGCGCATAAGAATGCCATGTACATGGTACATGACCCCTGGGTGCTGGCGGCTGGGAATCAGTACGACCTCCGGGAAATAGCTGACATCCTCGGCAAAATCGGTGGGAACATGTTGGATATTTACTATGACAAATCGAACATCGGGAAGCGTGAATTAAAGCAGATGATGAAAGACGAGACTTGGTTCACGGCGGCGGAGGCGAAAGACAGGGGATTGATCGACACGATCCTCGATACCGGCGCGGCAAAGGCAAAGTTTGACTTGTCGATTTATGCGAATGTCCCAGATGAGCTTGAAGATTCCGACCGGGAAGGAGCTACATTGAGTAAACAAGAGATTGAGCGTGCTCTGCGTGATGCAGGTGCAAGCCGGTCTTTCGCGAAGTCCATAGCTGCGAGAGGCAGTAATGGCAACTCCCAGCGCGATGTTGGGGGCGTAAAGGCAGATATTGACAAGATACTAAAACTACAACAGATTATAGGAGGTAAGTAAAGATGGACATTAATCAAGTAATAGAAGACCTGGGGCGATCATTCGAGGCGTTCAAGGCGGAGAACGACAAGCGCCTCAAGGAAATCGAGACAAAGGGCGGAGCCGATCCTCTCTTGACGGAAAAAGTCGAAAAGATCAACGCGGAAATCTCGCAGATCGCGGCTCTGAAAAAGCAGATCGAACACGTAGAAACAGTGGCCGGACGCGGCGGTTTTGGCGGAGGACATTCGGGGCTGGATCAGGCGAAGGCCGAATACAAGGCCGGTTTTGAAAAGTGGTTCCGCAAAGGGATTGAAGGCAATCTCGCACAACTTGCAGTGCAGGCTTCCGCTTCTACTCTTGACGACACGGCGGGTGGGTTCCTGGTACCGGAAGAGATGGCGGCGACCATTGACCGAATTGCCGGAGTTACTTCGGCCATGAGGCGGCTGGCTTCGGTGATGAGCATTGGAACAGACACGTACAAGAAACTCGTCAATCAGGGTGGCGCCAATTCCGGTTGGGTCGGCGAAAAAAGCGCACGGGTCGAAACCGCTACACCGATACTGGCGGAAATCGCTATCAATACGAAAGAGATTTATGCAATGCCCGCAGCGACGCAGACACTGCTCGATGACTCCAGCGTGGATATAGCCGCGTGGCTCGGCAATGAAGTCGCAATTGAGTTCGCTGAAGAGGAAGGGCAGGCATTCATCAAAGGAAACGGCGTCGACAAGCCGAAGGGACTTGAGGCTTATTCCACTGTTGCCAATGCCTCTTATGCGTGGGGCAAGATTGGTTACATTGCATCCGGCGCCGCGTCCACATTCACCAATGCAGACAAGCTGTTCGACCTTCAGCACGCATTGAAGCCGATCTACCGCAACGGCGCATCGTTCCTCATGAACGACAACACCCTGCTTAATATCCGGAAATTCAAGGATGGTGAGGGGAATTACCTGTGGAGACCGGGACTTCTCGAAGGCGCGCCTGATACCCTGCTTGGTAAGCCTGTCGAGATCGACGACAACGTAGCCGATATCGGGCAGAATACGTATCCGATCTATTTTGCCAATTTCAAGCGGGCATATCTGATCGTTGACCGTTTAGGAATTCGGGTGCTCCGCGATCCTTATTCCTCCAAGCCGTATATTCTCTTCTACACTACAAAGAGAGTTGGTGGCGGTATAATTCTCTACGAAAGTATCAAAGCATTAAAGATAGCGGCCAGTTAGGGGTAAATCAATGCCAAGAGATGCACAGCGTTATCACAAATGTTCCGTAGAGGGGTGTGAAGGCTTCGGTAGAACGCGCGGCCTTTGCGCTCCTCATTACCAACGGTTTCTGAGGCTTGGAGATCCTCTTGCGGGAGGAGTCCGAAGGTTCAAGCGACCGCCCGAGTGCACGGTTGACGGGTGCGATGGGGCTGTTGTTTCTCGCGGTTATTGTTCAAAGCACTACGCGCGGTTTTTGCGAAATGGTGACCCGTTGAAGATCAGCGAGAAGCACCAGAAATGGACAGAAAAGATCGTTGACGATAATGGTTATGTCCTTTTGCCGATCAAAGATCATGCAAACTCGCGTAAGGGTTCTCATAATGGCGGAAGGATACCGGAGCATCGCTATGTAATGTCTGAATATCTCGGCCGCCCGCTCTTCGATAACGAAAACGTACACCATAAGAACGGCGACAAAGCAGACAACCGAATCGAAAACCTTGAGTTGTGGGTTGTTGCTCAGCCAAAAGGACAGCGGCCGAACGACCTGATCGAATACGCTCGGGAAATACTAAACCGCTATGAACGCGATGAAGAGAAATTCTCCGGTATGTACCGTGAAGAAGTAAAACCAAAACTTAAACTTGTAAATTCAAAATAGGAGGACAACAAAATGAAAGACCTTTACAACCACATAGAATTCGTACAGGCGATAAAGCCCGTTCTCGTTAAGGATAACACCGTTCCAGCGGCGGCAACCGTTGACCTGGCGGGGTTTAATTCCGCCGTAATCGAACTTTCCATCGGATTAAAATCCGCCGACACGGGGACCATTACCCTCAAGGCCGAGCATTCCGACACGGACCAGTTCGCCAACGTCGCAGCCGCAGACATCCAGGGCGCAACCCCGGCGTCCGGGGTCATCTACACGATCGACTGCGACAATGATGACTACACCAGCAAAATCGTAAAATTCGGTTACATCGGCGGGAAACGCTACCTGAAGCTCACCGTCGCGGAAGTGGACTCAAACGCAAACGGCGTGATCCTCGGTATTGCAGTGATCAAGGGTCACGGCCTCGACGTTCCGGCGATAAAGTAACGGAGGCTCACTATGGCAGACGAAACCTACACCACCAAAGTCTATCACAAGCAAGGCGGCGATGAGCTTGTTGTCGCTTCTGGCGGCAAAATCACCGTGGAATCCGGCGGGGCAATCGAGGCTCCCGGAGGCGCGACCGCCCTTCCTGCAGGAATCAGGCGGCCCGTAATCGTCACCGACGCGGCGACTCTTGCCCTGAAAGCGGAACAGTCCGGGGCTGTTATCCGGGCTATAAAGACATCGGAAACACAGACGTTCGCACTCCCGGCCCCCACAACCCCCGGCCTGGAATTTACGTTTATCTGCGGCCATGCGGACGGGGAAATCAACATCGATCCCGGCGCGGCAACCTACACCATAACGGGCGTGGGCATTACCGTTGCGGCAGCAAAGGACCTTAAAAACACGGCGGCTTCCAACGCTGTGGGCGATTCCGTGACCATCGTTTCTGACGGCGACAAGGGATGGCTCATCACGGCAATCCAGGGGACCTGGGCATCGACGTAATTTAACCATACGGGGCGGGGAGACTCGCCCCATTTTAACCCGAAAAAGGAGGGTTAAACCATGGCAGTAGAAGCAATCGGAAGTCTCAACAACCGCTTCATCGGGCTTTCCACGGATACAAAACCCACGGCAGAAGTAAAGGCAGGGGCCACATTCTTTGAGCAGAATACCGGCTTTCTTTGGATTTTCAACGGTTACGCCTGGGTTCCGAAATCCTTCATGCCGGAAACTACGGTCAACTACAAGCAGATCAGTCTTGCTCAGGCGGCGGCAACCTACGATGTGATGACGGCTACGGCGCAGAATCTCTTCATTGACGCTGTGATAGTTCATGTGCCGGATGATCTTTCAGCGGTGGAGACCTTCACTGGCATTTCCGTCCAGACTAACGACGGTACCCCGATTGAAATACTCTCTGCGGTGGCGGGCGCGAAGGCGAACCTGACAGGCAACTTCTATCACGTCTATCGTGGGCCTTCCGTGACTGCGGGGACAAAGATCATCCAACTCACAATCGGCGGTGGCTCGGCGGGAGCGAATAAGGTTGCGGATGTAACGGTTTTATGGCGGCCAGTCGTAGCTGGCGGGTACTATCTGAACGCATAGGGGAAGGTATGAAACTGGCACTTAAAACCGCACCAACAAGCGAACCGGTCACAAAAGATGACGTAAAAAAACATCTGCGCCTCGCCACTACCACAGC